AAAAAGTTTATCAATTGCGCCGATGATCTCGGTTTTGACCGGGCCCGCAGCAGGGAACGTTTCAATGATAGTCTCGCTCTGGAACCGTACAGCAGCTTCTGTAAGTACCGTTGAGAAAACACCGCAAGCACCGAGCCACGGTTCAGTACGCTCTTCATACTTCATCCCCAGAACATCTAGTCCTTTGACAAACATCTCAACCCAGTCTTTGCGGGAATTGATGTCTCCGTCTACGTCACCCATGATGTCTTCAGCAATGCTTTGCAACTCATCGTCGTCCATGAAGTCAGCAAGGTTAGAGTCAAACTTTTCTTCTTTGTTCTCTATGCCGGGCTCGATTTCTATCTCTAGGCCATCCATGCCAATGCGAACACCCTCTGGGTTCTCAATCTCAATCTCAATGTCGGATATGCCACCTAGCTCTTCTTCTATACCAAGAGGCGCTGCATATAAACTTTTTTCCATTGAACTTGTAGCCATTATTAATCCTTAGTAGTACGCCGCGCGTCTGCCCGATTTAAACAATCTAACTTCGTCTAGTTCATCACTAGGAAGTCGGAGGAATCCACCTTGCCTAAAGCGCATTAAAGCAAGTGTTGTCGCGTCAACCAAGTCATCATGCTCGCCTGACGGGAACGCCCCAATCTCATCAACCAATTCTTCAGCCCAACGAGTATCGGGAACCCACACTTTCCCAGAAGCGATTATGTCCGATACTGCGTTCAAGCGGGCAATTTTGTCTTGCCCTTTACCCGGTGTGAACTCCTGCACAGGTATACCCATAGCACGCAGTTCGTAAATGAGCGGGCCACCCGTGGCCTTCTTCTCAATCAACATGCCGTCTGGCTCCCACTCGTTGTACTCGTTTAGCACATCTTTCTTCAAGTCCACCCACTCCACACGTTTGCGGTAGGTGTTGAGTAATATGATGTTAGGGCGCATATCATCTTCTTCACAGTTGAAGATGCCCCAAGTAGTTCCTGCCGAATAGTCAGCCCGTTGTGTTTTCTCAAACGCCGTGTCCCATGTCTGCAAAACATAGTCACACTTGGGCGCTCTCTCATGCGGCCATATCTTCCACCAGTCGCGCTTAATAATCGCTGACTCATTTCCAACAGGATTTTGCTGATACTGAGCTTGCCACTTAGCATTTGGCAGTTCTTCGTGCAGTGCTTCGAGCTCTTCTTTACTCCAAAACTCAGGCCAAAGTGGGTTTCCAGAGGGCAAAATAGCCGGAAATTCAATCACTTCCCAGTCGTTTTCACCCCGCAGTGCAGCGTTTTTAAGCACTTGGCCGGTCAAATCGCGCTGTGCCCAGCGTGTCATCACAATAACAATTGACCCGCCCGGCTGCAAACGCTGTCTAGGGCCAGATGTGTACCACTCATACACCTTGTCGTAGATCTCTGGGCTACTTGCTGCCTGCGCAGCCTCTTGTTCTGAGTGTGGATCGTCAATAATAAGCAGGTCAGCGCCCTTACCGGTCACCGTACCGCCCACACCAATCGCAAAATAGTCACCACCCTTGCTGGTATTCCACCGACCGGCTGCTTTTGAGTCAGCTTGCAGGTGCAAATCAGGAAATATCTCGCTGTAGACCTCAGAATCCACCAAATTTCGCACTTTTCGGCCAAAACCGACCGCTAATTCGCCTGTATTTGAGCTTTGAATGACTTTTTTGTGCGGAAACTTGCCCAAAAACCAAGCAGGTAGTAAGTAAGAGGCAAACTCTGACTTAGTGTGGCGAGGAGGCATATTAATAATGAGACGCTTGCATTCTCCACGGGCTACCCTTTCAAAAGCTTCGGCCATCCGCTTGTGATGTTTACCCGAAATGAAGGTTGGCCAGACTCGGGCTGTAAACTGAATGAACTTCTCCTGAGATAACTCACGAGCTTTGAGCTTTTCCAGATGTATTAGCTGCTTCTCTAGCACACGCAGGTCAGTATCCGTAAGCTTGCCGGTATCAACAAGCCCTTCCAAGTCTTTCAATGAAATCTGTGCTTCACTCATGGTCAGGTACGTTTCCGCGGGTGTCCGAGTCTATGGGTTCTTCAGTATCCAGATCCGTTTCAAATGCAGAGTTATCGGCTGTAGAGTTACCCAACTGCGCATCTAGGTCATCGAGGGGTGTTATGTCTATCACGTCGCTGTGCAGCAGGCGTTTGATCCGTTCCTTGATTGAATTCTCAAGAGACTGGGATGTTGTGTGGTGCACAGTAATCTCACTGCGTTCAGTAAAGATTCCAATGTCTGAATGTTTGCCGAGCAGCTCAAGAGCCTTTATCTCAATCTTTAGGTCTCCGCAATCTGCTAGTTCAATTAGCTTGTTGGTAATCAGGTTCCGCGCTTGTTGCGCATCAGCAATAGCTTGAAAGTCGTACTTCTTTAGTATTGCTAGGGCAGCCGCAGCTTGGCCGGGTGACTTGATGTGTTTGGGTGTCTTGGCTGCTTTGGTAACCAGATCAACGACTTGCTTACCGTCTTTCTCGTTAAAGTCCAGCCCACCGCCAAGTTCTTTAATGAAGTCAGCAGTATTTGCAGCAATGGCAATGGCATCCTTCTGAGTCTTTGGGGACTCTTCGGATACGTCAAAAGGAACAGGATGTTCCGCAGTAGGTTCTAGTTTAATCACCGGGTAAGCGCACCAATGAATATGAAGACTGAAATGTAACAGCGTTTTTAATTTTTTGCAAAAATTTTTTGTGATTAGGGTTTTTACTTAGACCCGGGGGGTGTTCCCGAACTTCCCCCAAAAAGGGGGAGGGTGGAATTTTAAAACGCGAGATCGTTTGAGCTCCACAGTGTGTATGGTATTTCTAGGATTCCTCTTGGGCTGTTTGGTGTCCCTGCCCCCTGTACCCTTTGACCTTTGAACTTTTTTAAATGACCTAACATTGTTAGATAAAACCCATAATTATTGTTCACGCTACATTTGATTTTCAGTGTTTTTTGTGGTATAATATACTCATGCAAACAAAAACAGTTTGCCTCAGTTGCCCAGTCTGTTTACTGGGTTTCATTAGAAGGTTAGAACGTATCATGGAAAATATTACAGTTACTCAAGTGTCCACATTGTCATTGTCTGATTTGCGCAACAACGTAGCAGAAGCCGTTGTCAGGGCTTATGGTGCTGAGCGTGAATACGCTATCAAGGTTTGCGAAGTGTTGCCTTTCCCTTGGTATCTTGTCGAACACAATGACAAGGGTGAGGATGCCAAAAAGGTTCACGCTGAGAAAAAGGAATTGTTTGCGGTTCTTAATAAGGCTAAGCATAGCAATCCCTCAACAGTTTGGGCTCGGGTTCGCAAGTATGCGCAAGAATACGCTGAGCCAAAAACCCCTGACGCTGATGGCGTGATTGCACCAACTGACGCACCGGTAGGCGCTCGACAAAACCGCTCGCTTACTTTGCGCTTAGTCGAGGAATTGACGACACTTTACAAAGCTACAAAGAACGCTGATTCCCTCAGCGACAAAGAACGTCAGGCACAAACGCACATTACGTCAGCATTGATTGCCATGGGTGTTGATGTGGCGACAATCGACTAAGGGTAAACCAAAGGTAAGGGGAAACCCTTACCTAACAATGTTAGGTCAATCGGAGAAATGTTATGAAATACTGTACTCAATCAAGCGAAGTCTATCAAAAGCAAGATCAAGAAATTCAAGCCTTGCTCGATGAAATTCGTGCCACTGTACCGCCATTGGTAGCACTAAGGGGAAACGTCAGGACTAACCCGCATCGTGCTAGGGTCGCGAAAGTATTCAAAGAGTATCGTTTCCCTGACGCTTACCTGACTTCTTTTTGGATTGCGTTTGCTGAGGGTAAACCCTTCCATCGTAGGTTATGGGACAAAACCTAACCCCTACCAACCTAACCCGAGCCCGCCTAGTGCGGGCTTTTTTTCGTCTTGACCTAACATTGTTAGGTCTTTTCTGATCGAGGTCTTTCTATACCAGTTCTCAGGTAGGCGGTAGCCAATGAGGTCGATCTGTAACATTAGGTATTTGAGGGTAGCTCTTTCTATACCAGTTCTCAGGTAGGCGGTAGCCAATGACCTAACAATGTTATGTTTTTTCTAATGTTACGAGCTAATGTTACGCACGTAACGCCCCGCAACCCGCATGAAACCTAGAAAGTTATAATGTTACGCGTTTTTCGGAAAGGGGTACGAGTTACAAAAGTTTTGAGGCAGTGACGTTGCTCAGATCTTCT